GATATTTTCTCTGACCTATCTGAAATTCTACTTCTACTACAGTACCTTTATCATTTACACTATTGACAAGTTGTGATTTACTTATCTTTCTAAATGGTTTTCCAAACAATCCAAAAGTAAAGGCATCAAGGACAGTACTTTTACCTGCACCATTGCTACCTATAATAAGATTAGTTTTATGAGTTGTTATATCAATTTCAGTGAATGTATCACCCGTGCTCAGGAGGTTTTTCCATCTTATCTTTTGAAACTGGATCATCAGGTTCTATCACAGGGGGAATAACAAGTTCATCAGGTGTGATGATACTATACTTGGAATTAGTTTGCTCACACGTGGCAATGACCTGACGGTCTTCAACTTCAGTGATGGCCATAGGAGGAAAATCTTCCTCTGCCTCTAGAAGTGTAGCATACCGCATTGCGTCATCTTTGTCAACAAAGAGATACAAAACGTTTTCATCGATCTCATCACGGACAGCATAAGCCCCCTCCTTGCCCATTCCTTGTAGTGTGATGATGAACATTAAACAGCTTCACAACTTTCAATATATAGGGATTTCATCAATTTCTTGAGGTCGGTTTTATCTACATTAACCTCCACGTCATCTAGGTATTCATCCAGTAGTGACAAGGTATCTTTCACATCTATCTCGTTTGCATCTGGGTCATCAAACACCCCTACCTTCTCTATAACACTAACATCTAATGCACCCTCATCATACAATGAGTTTAGCATCTGCTCAAACCGAGCATAGTTAGTCTTCTGTTCTACTATAACCTTAACGTATTGTCCTTTATAATTCTTTGGTTCTACCTTTGTGTCATCACTCCAGTATATCTTAGAGAAGATCTCATATGGATTCTTAATGAACTCTAGTTCAAAGGTATCTGTATCAAAGCTATGAAATCCACGAGGATCTCCATAGTCATTCCAATAGATCTGATATGGATTACCTAAGTAAGTTACGTTACCTTTCGTGCTCTTATGATGGAAGTGGCCACTGAATACGAGATCAAAGTTTGCAAAAGTACTAGCGTCCATACCGTGTTCGTAGACGAAGCCAGGACGAGCAAGATAGCCACTGAGCTCAAGATGACCCATTGCGACTTTAGAAGTACTCCGTTGTATAGTTTGAAGAGATTTGTCATAGTTATCGGGGCATATCCAAGGTACAAATAGTATAGAGGTACCTCCTATATCTAGATCAAGAGCATCCTGATAACAATACACATTGTCATATTCAGACAATAACATATACAATGTGTTAAGGTCGTTTGTATTTTTATAGTATGCTGTATGGTTACCTACAATAGTATGGACAGTAATATCCATAGCTCTGAGAGTATCGTAGTATCTTCTTGCCCATTGCAAGGTAACGAAGTCTATACTCTTTCTATTATCAAACGTATCTCCTAGATCTAGTAGAGTGGTTATTTTATTCTCCTTCAACCACGGGAAGAATACATTATCATAAAATTCTGAGTAGTAGTCTAGGTATACCTGACTACCTTTATGGCTACCAAAATGTTGGTCGGTTATAATTCCTACTTTCATCGAGACATTCGTATCTCGATATTTTCTTTGATGCTGTTCATATCGGAATCAGAGCTACTCATCCCACTCATTGTACCATCATATTTGTCAGAGTGCAACACTTCGCTGTATCCTGATCTCTCTATCAGTTTGGTACGTATCTCCAGTTGCTTCTTCTCTTTCTGGATCTTACGTAAGAATGCGTAGTAAATTATTTGTGTGAAGTATGCAAAAGGATTCTTGGATTTCTCTGGATCAAAGTTGTCAACATACTGTAAGCAGTTCTCTATGCCATCACAGACCATATCCTCTCTGAACATATAGTTCACGAAGTTCGGTTTATACGACAAGTGAGTAGCTATCTTTAAGAAGCACTCTGCAATGTAAGGGGTGAGGCGAGGTCGGGGTAGGTCATTCATTTTAGCGAAATGCACCTTCTCTCGATACGCTACGATAGCAGCCAAGAAGTCTTTATTATTGACGTAATACTCCGTCTTGACTTTAGATCGCATTGCCATTTTATGTTTCCTTTTGTATCGTTATTATAGCACACTGCCTAAGGGCTTGACAAGTACTTAGAATCTGTATAGAATAACAGTGTCGCTGTTCAGGGGACATTAGGTCCTATACATCCTTTCAAACAAAGTCCTAGCTTTATTGACAGAACCTAGGTTACCCATTTCGAGTGTGGGTCTTATCCTATTAGGAATAGAATTTCGGAAGACCATATCAATATTCTCCTGATAAAAGTCGGCGATCGGTTTAACCGCCGTCGTCATTGCTACTATCTTAGCACGTTCTACAACAAATGTCTCGTCTTGTGACATACAAGACTTCATCCATAGATCTAGTTTGAATCCTTTAATCACTGTGGATCGATCCGACGCATTTGCTTCTAACACTTGCATAGGATTATGAAGATATACAACAGTATCATCCTCAGGAGGAAACGTTACTCCAGAAATGAGCTCTTCACCAGTTAACAATTTAAGTGAGCCAATAAAATCGTAGTCTGGTTTGTCAGGTGTAAATTTGATTTCCTTTTCCATAGGCTAGAATTTGGTTTGAACTTTTATGATTTCATAATCAAAATTTTCATCGGCATAAATTTTAAGTCGTTCCTCAAAGTGTTTGAAGGTAAAATTCTTCCACTCTCCACGTGAGATATTATCGCTAATATCGTAGAGTGTGGCTACGGTTTTACCTTCTCCCCTGCGAAGGACTCTACCAATTGATTGGAGGTTTCTAATACGGGATTTACTGGGGCTTGCGAACACGATATTGTGCAGACGCTTAATGTTGATACCAGTACTAAAAGTCCCATAGGACGCAACGATGATAGCATTTTCCTCTAGTTCAGTAATTCTTCTTACTTCTTCTCTATCTTCTACATCAACTCCTCCGTGTACGAAGAAGACTTTACGAGATTCAGTACTATTATTTATCAAATTGTAAAGCGGTTCTCCGTGTCTTTCCACATAATTGAAGAGGACTAGAGTGTTTCCACGGAGATCTATGCATAGATTCTTTATAAGGTTGTTCCTTTTTTCGTGTGATATGAGGTAATCTATCTCATCTTGGTAGCTATCGAACGTACCCCACTCGTGCTTTAACACTAGACACTTCACCTTCAATGGTGTAAGATGACCCTTGTCCATTAATTGTTTTGTTTTGATGAGCTGTTCACACGGACCAAACAACCCTTCAAGTATCCACTTGTGCGTAAGCGTACCGTCCAGTGTACCAGTAAATCCAATCCTATACTTACAGGAATGAAGTTTGGTCATAATCTTAGTCAGTGACTTGGATTTGAATAGGTGAGCTTCATCACCTAATACCACATCATACTTCTCAAAGAACTTTCTTGGTTCCTTGTATATGGATTGCCAAGTAGTTATAGTTACGTTAGACTTCTTATACTTATCCGCACCCGCATAAATCTTGTGACAATGTTTCTCTACATCCCATCCATACTCTATAAAATCCTGATACATCTGTTCTACAAGAGAGGTAGTAGGAACAACAAGTAAAACCTTACGTTTCTGGGCAACGTGAAATCTAGTGATAGCATACACCATCAAGGATTTCCCCGAACCAGTAGGAGAGAGTAATAGTTTACGATTGTACCTAAGTGCCAGAGTGACACCTTCTATCTGATATGGTCGTGGCTCTATCTTTTCAAACTTACTATTTTTAAGTATGTTCTTCATAAACATACGTACTGCCATCTGTGATATATCGTTTACTTCATACGGAGGACCAAAATGGTCATTGTCTTCAAATTCTAGTGTGTACTTCATTGTTGCACACCACTGATGGATGTGCTCTGTTAGTCCACCATATATCTCACCATTGCCAGGTGAGTATAGACGTATCTTACCGTCCCATACTTTGTTCCTATACAACGGCATAAACTTTGCTTCAGGAACATCAAAAGTAAAGTACTCACTAAGTTCTCTATGTACGTGTTCCTCTGCTTTAACTACGTTGTAGACTTCGTTCTTTTTTTGTAGAATAATGTTAGCCACTTCTGAACTTCTCCCACTCAATAGCGTTTTTAATTTGGTATTGACGTGCGGAGATTTGTTTGAGTACAGACTCTAAAAAATACAATATAATTTTAAAGAATTCAATCCTTGCTTTAATCTTAGCTAGATCTTCATCTGCATCAAGAAACATCTCCACCTCATCTCTAGTGGTTAGTTTTAAATCAAAGGGAATATCTTTATACGCTGAAGCTGGTGCTTTCTTTTTGTAGTACATCCACTTTTCTTTTAGCTTGAACTTAAGTTCAAACTCTTTGTCCAGTAGCTTATGTTTCCAATCTACGTACTGATCTAAGTACTTAGAATGTAGATAGGGAGTCTCATTACAGGCTTTTAGAAAGTCTGGGTAGCCATCATTACCATCAAGAATAGTAGAGTCTTTTCTCCACTGGTCTTTCAATTCATCAAGAAGGGACATACTTACGGGATTCCATATTCAAGAACTCATAGAACGAATACTTAAAAGTAACCGTTGCTTGTAAAAATTCTATATCAGTAGCTTGCACATTAAGTGGTAGCGTAGTTAATGACACAGGAAAGAGGTCACTAAAATTGAGATAGAAGTTAGGATTTAACTGATTGGTTAATATGAATAGATTTCCTGTAGCGAATTGTACTTCCTTTTCCGTATCTGGTTCATACGCTAAAGTAGTATCGTTGATCCAGTTCCAGATAGACAAGTAATTTTTTAGATCTTCGTCTACTAGAAATTGTACTTGGAAGTCACCAAAGGATGTACCACCAGAAGCGGGTATAGGCAAACGTCGCCTAGGTGTAGATACCTCATTCACAACGGAAGTGATATCTGGAATAGAAGCTTGTTGGCAGAAAAAATCTACACCAGGAAATATATCCAGATCCAATTGGAAACCAGTTGGTGAAAGGAAGTTCCTGTTAGATGGTTGCTGACTAACCCAGTTAGCTGGCATAACATAATCAGTTCTTTACACCACTATTTAGTCCTTATACAGAACCCAGTTTTCGGCAAAGTCTTCGCAGTATATTAAATTGTCGTAGTAGCGATGATAAGAAGAAGTAGCCCCCTTAATAAAATCGGTCGCACGTATACAACGTCGATCGTACTCAACGCATATAGCACAGAATCTTCCGTCGTCTTCTTCGACAACGAGTGCTGATCTTCGATCATTGTCGGAATAATAAGTGGAGTGTTTAATCATAGTTATAATTATAGCATAAAAAAAGAGACCCACAAGGAGTCTCTTTTGATATATTGTGATAATAGATCACATAAGGTTGCGAACAAGAACACGTCTGTAGTACTGGTTTCTGCCAACACCGTTGGTTCCAAGAACATCCTCTCCAACAGCAGATCCGTCTGCCTTGAATACGAATGGGTTTGCTACGATTCCGTAACGAGTCTTGAATCCAATTTTTGGTTGGAAGGATCCTTGATCCACTGCTCTTACCATCTGTAGGGGTACATATGGGCAGTAGAACATTCCAGCATCATAAGGAGATGAACCCTTATAGCCAGCAACATAGAAGTGGTCGTTAGCCAAGTTCGCTGAATATGGATCAACGTAAACTTTAACACCACCGTTAAGTGTTCCAACGAATGTATTACCTGTATCATCAGGTAGACCATTTGTTGATAG